CCTTCATGGGCAATATCATCGACCAGCAGCGATATATCAACCGACTGATTATCATGCACGACATGGCGGCACGTTCGGCTGCAAAGGGTCTCATGATATTCCCCATTGGCAATATTCCCGATGGCATGACAAAGGCAGATATAGCCGAAGAGATTACCGAATACGATGGTCTGTTGTTCTTTGAAGAGAGTAAAGTCAATCCGTCCATACGTCCTGAAATCATTTCTTCGGGAGCCGTGCAAATAGGTACGCAGGAACTCCTACAGATGGAGCTTAACCTTGCCCGCGACATCACCAACGTATCGGGGGCACTCCAAGGCAAGACCCCAAGCGCAGGCACTTCCGCTGCCCGCTACGCACAGGAGACACAGAACGCCACGACCTCGCTTGCTTCCATTCTCCAGGACTTTACTTCCTTCATGGAGTCGATTGCACAGAAGAAGTGCATGATGATCAAGCAGTACTACCGTCACTCAGACCTCGTAGTATCGCGCGACCACACCATTTTCTACGAATACGACAACCTCTCAGCCCGTGACGTGGACTTTGAGGTCACTATCAAGGAATCTGCCGCCACCGCTGCCTACCGTACCTACATCAACGACACTGCCCTCCAGCTCCTACAGATGCAGGCTATCAACGTGAAGCAATACCTGGAGGTGGTCAATCTGCCGTATGCTGACGAACTCCTGCAAATCATCCAGCGTGACGAGGCACAGCAGATGGCCATGCAGCAGGAACTCATGGCGCAGGGCGTGAACCAGCAGCAGGTGAACAATGCACAGCAGATGTTACAGAACCAAGGCCTTAGTATGGCCGCATAACATTTCAGGCTTATGGATATACACTATTCAGACATAAAGAGCAAGGTGAGGTGGCATCTTTCCAACATCGGGAAGCGCATTTACTCAAAGGATGGGAAAAATATGTTCTCCAACATCACCGTCTCTTCCGTAGAGGAAACGCTGTTCGACCAGTACATTGAGGAAGCCGCGCAGAACGTGGAGGCCCTTGCAAGGCCGATGGTGACGCAGTTCAACCTCATACCAAAGACGCAGCACACGGAGGCAATGATCACCATCACGCTCGTCAACACCCGTTCCTCCGATGACTTTGACACAAGGGCAAAGGAACTCATCACGACTTACATCACGATGTACACCCTACAGGAATACCTCTCAATGAGCCACCCAGAACTGGCACAGAAGTATCAGAAGACCTCCACCGATGCCTTGCAGTCGATCATGATGTATGTCTACCACAAGGAACCGCCCGCACAGGCTTCGACCAATCCGCTTTCCATCACCACAACAGTAACAAATAGTTAAGAAGATATGAAAACAATCACTTTGCAATTAGACCGTGCCCTCATAGTGGAGGCCGTCAAGGATGATACCTACATCACAGGTCAGATAGACAAGTCTTCGGATGCAGTGAAGAACGCTGCCCGCGCCTTCAACGAACAGGCAGGCGACGAGGAACACCATGAGCGCAAGATGCTCCGCACGCTGAGAATGGCGGTGTCGAAGTTTGAGGCTAACATGATGGAGTTCGTGGACTCCGCATCGGGTACAATCGATGACACGCTGGCCAACACGACTGCCGAGAGCACCTCCTTTGTCATCACCATCAATGTCTCAGACCGATACAGCTCAGGGCAGGCGAAACCGCTTTCCTCGCTGGCCTACGAATACATCGTCAATCAGATGCTCTTCACTTGGTGGCAACCCATCACACCCGCGCTCGCCAAGGACTATCTCGCCTTCTCGCAAGACTCATTGACGCATATCCGGCTCTGTCTGGCCAAGACCGCACCGACCGCATCGTCAGCCGACTACACCGACATCACAGGAACCGTAGAATAAGGAGGCGATATGAACCAGACCATCACGCTAACGCTCGTCAAGTCGCTGATCATCGAGTCGGTGAAGACCGAGACCTTCCATCGGGGGCAGGTGGAGAAAGCCGCCAACGAGAAGGCCATTGCACTGGCATACCATGAGCAGGCAGGCAACGAGCAGTATCAGGAACGCTTGCTCAATCGTGGCTTGCAGACCAACTTTGCCGACCTGAAGACCTATCTCAGCGACTATCTCTCCACTTCGGGGCAGTCATCGGGCGACAATATCTATTCCGAGGAATCGGGCGATAACATCATCCTCCACCTCACCGTGTCCGACCGCTTCAACAAGGGATATACAGACCCCTTGGCAAAGCTGTGCTCAAAGTACGTAGAGGAAGCCATGCTCGTAGACTGGTGGAAGCCTATCAACAAGGAGCAGGCTTCAATCTATGCGCAGTTCCTTGAAAAAGACCTGCAATCCATCAAGCGGTGCTTCAACAAGACCGCACCGACCGCTCCCACCGTGCCCTATACCTCCTATCTCCGCACCACCGGCTCTGCTATCGAGCTGGAGATTGGCGAAGTGGCCACCGTCACCTACGAAATATCCGATGGAGCCGTAGACGATATAGAATGCCGTGTGGAAGACAGGACGCTGATTGAAACAGGACGCTCTGAGGAAGGCTTCACCGTAAAAGCAAAGCTTCGTGGTCACACCTACATCGAATTGTATTCCCGCCACAATCCCGACCTGACGAGGACGGTACATGTGTATATAACCGACCACACCTAATAAAAATAAGGTATATGGATATAAGACATCAAGAAAAAGGCTACCATCCTCTCCGCTTCAACCGCCCGGAGCCTGATGACAATTGGCCATACCACAATCGACCGATTTCGGGCGATGATCGCCAATACGGCATCAAGTCCCCCAAGTTTGAGCGTCACCTGTTCATTCGCCGCGACCAGATATTCTTCGACATCGACACCCAGCTATCCATGATAGCCGATGCCCGCAAGGCTCCCGACGGCACCACGGACGATACGCTGACCAACGCCACCACGAAGTATCAGCAGATATTCTTCCGCTGGATAGACAACCACATCGGCGAGGCCAAGACCATCATGTCGGCATTCGTCTTGGAGAAGTTCAATGAAACCGCCATGAACTCCATCAAGGACAAGGACGAGGTGGATATAACCTTGCTCATGCCAGAATGGTATGACGATACCACCTTTCCCCAGCTGTGCGACAAGGTGCATGAGTATGTGGTAACGGCCACCCTGTGCGACTTCGTGACGATGCGCCTCACCTCCAAAGACCCTATATCCATCGATAAGGTCAATCAGAAGATAGAGACGCAGGCCGAAATCCGCAAGCTTGCCAACATGGCCAAGCCAGGACGAATCTCAAAACCCTTCAAGCCCTTTTAGAATCATGGGAGAAATCAAGACATATATCATTATGGTAGTGGGAGCATTGTTCACGCTCCTCAGTCCGATACAGAATTTCATGTACGCAATGGTCTTTCTCTTTGGACTCAACTTCCTCTTTGGCCTCGTTGCCGCCATCGTCAACAAGGAAAGCTGGAGCACGAAGAAGGCTCTGTGGTTCTTTGCCTATTGCGCCATCTTCTTTGTTACCGCTGCCTCCTTCTTCATCATCGGGCACTTCATGGACGAGGAATCGCAGGCTATTGCAGTCGTGAAAATCCTCTGCTATGTGGCCATCTACATCTTCGGCACGAACATCTGCCGCAACTGGCTCAACATCCTCCGTCCCGGCACGGCATGGTATAAGTTCGTAGATCTGCTATACTATGTCCTCAGCGTAAAGTTCATAGAGCGTTTCGACATCGTGAAGAAATGGCAGGAGGAACGCAACAACAAGAAAGACGAGGGGCACACCATCCTCGACAAAGACGATAACTGACATGGAGATAAGACTACACCGCAAATACCTCAAAAAAGGCTATTCCATCGGCATACTCTATGTTGACGGAAACCGCATCTGTGAGACCTTGGAAGATACTGATAGGGGTCTTGCCATTTGGCGCACACTTGAAGAGAACAAGAAGCGCAAGATAAAAGGAGAGACAGCCATCCCGGTAGGTGTCTATGAAGTGCTGTGGACTTACTCGCCCCGCTTCAAGAAGATGCTGCCACTGCTGAAAGACGTGCCTGCCTTTGAGGGCATCCGCATACACTCAGGCAACCGCGCCAAGGACACCGAAGGCTGCATCCTATGTGGCCGCAATACGGAAGTGGGCACTGTCACCAACTCCCGCTATTGGACGAACAAGGTGAACGGCATGATAGAGAAAGGCCATCAAGAACAAAGAACAGGTATTCATCAAAATAGAGTGGTAATATGAGAGACGCAGGTGTACCATCACGGCGACAGAAGTCCAAGGCAGCGAATGCCCTGGCTAAGACAGTCCAAGACCGCATGAACCAGTGGACTGATGATAATTTCAACCATTTTGAGGAAGCTATGGAAATGATCCGTGAGGGTGCTCCCGTGCAATGGGTCAAGCTCTACATGGAAGCCTTTAAGCTGGGTATCGTCAAGGAGTCGAACATCAACGTGACCATCAACCGCCAGCAAGACCGTGAAAACCTACAGGCCCTCGTAAGGACACGCATATCCCTGCCGGAAACAGGCCAATACACCCCGTACGAGGAAATCAAGCCAAAGGAAATCGCAACCATCAAAAAAGAGGAAGAGTACTAAGCTCTCCCTCTCTTTTTTTGTTCAGTAAACTGCGGTATCTCCGCTGTCCCTACTCTCCCACTTCATCCAGCATCTCCACCACTGCCTTCACCTGCTGATTATACACCCGCCTCAGTTCCTTCCTTTCCTTGCCATCAGCCTTGTTTGCAGCCTTGTTGATCTGGCTCAGGTGCTTGTCGGCCTCACGGAGTATCTGCATCCTTACGAAGTCCTCGCCCTTGGTGAGGTTCTGTAGCTTCATCAGGGCAGTCGGGTCTTCTGCCGCCGCTCCCTGATAGCCCTTCACGGCATCATACAGCTTGTCGGCATCCTCCTTGTACTTGCGGTACTTGGCATTGGTACGATAGTACTGCGTGCGGTCATCGCCCTGCTGAACGAAGGCTTTCAGTCCCTCCACCTTGCGGATATTGAAGTCTGCATCGTTGCCCGAAAGAATATCCTTGGCATCCTTGCCGATGGAGATGGTATTGGAGAACACCTTTCCGGGGCCTCCCGTGTACTGCTCCCAAAGATACTGCACGATGGCGGGGTTCACCTCAAACTTGCCTCTTACAATATCGTCACCGCCGCCAAGCTCATGCAGTTGCTTCAGGATATTCACCAAGACGGGGTTGGTGTTCGAATACACCATCTGATACTCAGGGGTGTACTCGTCCGTTGGATAGACATCTTCACGGTAGATTGGCCGTCCCGTCCAGCCGATGTTCTGACCTACTGCCACCAATGGAGCCAGCACGGAGAATGTACGGCCTGCCACCTCGTCAACGGGGTCTTCCATCAGCCCTCCCTTGGTTATCTTGGTCTCAACATCAACGGGCGAAAAAGTGTTCATCACGCCTACTATCTCGTCATCCCAGCTCCTATCAACCGGCTTGATGTTGGGCGCATACAGATTACCAGCTGCTATGTCGCCCAATGTGAGGAATGCCGCCAGCTCCTGGCCTACGGGGATGGTGATGAAGTTGCCCTTGCCGATATAGAAGCAGAGGTTGTTCCTGCGCGTCCACTCAGGCAGGTTGGCGTATGGATCATCGTCATCGTCACTACCGAAGGCAGCGGCCAAAGCCTGATTGATCATCGGCAAGGCCAGTCCGAATAGGAATGGAGGCAGGGCATACTTGCCTGCCCACTTGGCGATATATCCCTTGTTCAGGCTGCCGTCCGCATTCTGGAAGTTCTTGAAGGTGGTGGCGATGGCCTGCACGGTGGCATTGAAGAAGATTCTGCCCTCTCCCAATATCTGGGAGGTCACGCCGAATGCCTTGGCCGTGTCCTCTACCATCTTGTCCTTGCTCTTGAATCCTGCCGTCTTGCCTCCAGCTCCCTTGCGGTTGAAGTTCACGGTTATCTCCTTCGCATCGTAGGCAGAGCGTGCCTTAGTCCTGCCTGCATAGTGCCTACTGGCTCTGTAGGTGGCAAAGCGGGTATTGTTCTCGATACCCTCGTTCAGAGCCTCAACGGCACCAAGTATCTTCTCCCAAAGGCTATTGTTAAGACGGATAGGCTTTCCGGCCTTCTGGCTCTTATAGATTTTCTCCATGTCCTTCTGAATGTCATCCACCTTCTGCATGAACACGAAACCCGTGATGCCGCCGTTATCCATGAAGTCCTTGAAGTCGCGCTCCATCTCGTTGTTCTCGTCAAGCGTACCGTTGCGATACTTCTTGAACAGGCCAACCATCTTGAACAGCGACTTCCTATAGTACTTGTTAGCCTGCTTGGCATAGCCTTCTCCCTCACGGACTCCAAGCATAGTACGGAAATGAGTCCAGTCGCGAGCCATGTTCCTCAGAGCGAATGTAGGAGAATAGGAGGTGAAGGCTGCTGCCATCTTGTTCTTGATATAGGCATTTACCCTGCTGAACACATTCCTGCCGTTCTCAAATCTCAGCTGCCCATTGAGGGCCTGCGCCATTCTCGGATTGCCTACCACGGTCATGAGACGCTTCTTGCCGTTGATCCTCACCTCCACAATGTGCTCGTCACGCTTCTTCGTGTCGATGGGCTTGTAGTCAAGGGTTGCCTTGCCGTTCAGCTTCATGGCCTTGCCATCGGTGGCCTTCTGCCTCATGTCTGCCTCCCACCGAAGGGTTTCCTCACGAATCTCTTCCTCAGTCATGTCCTCCTTGATTTCAGGCTGGCTCTCTACAAATTCGCAGGTATTCTCGTCCAGCTCTGCCCATCCGTCACTCAAAACTATCAGGTCGTTCGGATTGGCCTGGCACAGCCTGTAGAGCTTCTGGCAGACAAGGTTCTGGTTGCAGTCGGCGATGGCCTTGTAGGTCATGGCGAAGATGGTGCTTATCGGATATTGAGCCTCGGAGCCACGTCCCTTGGCATGTTTCAGCAGACCGCCAACGTAGGATTTCGCCTTGGCCTTCCCCGTGAAGTACTGATACATGTCCTCGCCCGTTTCCTTGGCAAAGCCTCGCATGGGCACGTAGTAGTTGAACATTCTCTCCACGCGGTCGATGTCCTCGTCACTCCGCATGCCTGCCTCCCGGTAGCGTTTAAGTCCGTAGCGGGTGCATGCACGTATCTGTTCCCACAGCTCATAGACGCTATCGTCCTCTATCTTGCTTTCGTTGTCAAGGAGTTCGCTGATGATCTCGTCCTCGTCAAACTTTCCATTCTCGTCACCGTACATTTCGCGGAAGCCTGAGTAGTCGTGCTCTCCTGCCACAAAATCGCCGTCGATGTTCTCCTGGATGAAGTCATCAAGTGCCTTCAGGTAGGTGGCATAATTATCCGTGCCTGCGTGATGGAGCGCGAAGGCATTGCTCTTCGTGGCATTCCAATCTGCCTCCACCTCGTCAAGATATTGTCTGTGCGCATCCTGTAGAGCCTTTTCCAATTCCTTCTGCTTGGCCTCCTCGGTGGGTATCTCCCCATCGTCAAAGCGTTCCTCAATAGCTTCCTCCAGCTCACGGAAGATTTCTTCCTCCCGCTCGTTGAGGTCTGTAAACTCCTTGATGGTGCGCCTGCGCTCGCTCTGTAGCCAGTCCCTCACGAAGAACTCACGGTTACGCTCCAAGCCTGACTTGGTGTAGACGTATCTATCCACATCGCCCCAGTTCATGCCCGTCTTGTTCATTATCTTGTGGATGGTGTTGATCAGCGGGTCGCGGAGCGTCTGGTTAAACAAGTCCTGCTCGTTCTTGTTCTTGCCGTGCATCAGATTCTCGGCCATGTAGGCATTCTGTGAGTCGGGTATATCCTTGTCATGGGCAATGGCGTTCTGAGCCGTTTTCAGCGCAATCATGCTGTCCTGATAAGCCTCCGTGAACACCGTTTCCACTCGGTTCAGTCGCTCGTCATAGACGGCCTTTTCTGATTGCTCCATCGGGTCATCAATATCCTCGTCATACCTGCGCTCTGACTTCTTGCCATAGACAGAGGAATAGGTCTTTCCCTTGTTCGGCCCATCAACTATCTTGCCTCGATTGTCGGTCTCTACAAACTTCACACCTTCCTTCTCCAAGGCTTGACGCTGGGCAGGAGTAACGACATTGGTAGGCATTACTTCCACCTTACCGTTAATCTGCTTGGCTATACTCTTGGCTACTTCCTCGGTAGGTACTATCCTTACGGGCTTATCCCACCTTGAAAGAATCACTTCGCGGGTGCCGGTCAGCTGCCCCTGGATGATACCTGCCTTCCACTCCAAACGGCCTACGGCATCCTTGGCTTTCTCTGCCTTATAGCCGCTGGTCAGTTCGCTTTCAGGCACTTCCACCTCCACCACAACGAGGTTCGGGCGACTCTGTGCCTCGCTAAACTGGTCGTTGAGCATGGTGGTGGAGGTGTGGATATAGGGGTTGTAGGCTGCTTTCAGCGACTTTCCGTTACCCTTATTGAGGGTGAATTTACCATTATCGTCTGCCATTTCGGGGTGTTCATCGGCCTTCTCCCATTTCCCAAGCTCAATAGGATTAACCAGCTTGCCACCTTGCTTTGCTGCCATAGGAGGATAGAGTTTGCCGTCAATCAACTGCATGGCACGATAGGCTTTAACCTTCGGCTCCTTCTCCAGCCTTTCAATGACTTCCTCGTCGGTCTCTTCCGAATAGCGCGTGCCGTCATCGTATGCCCCTTCGGCATCGGGATTATAGATGTCCTCTTCATTTGCAGCGTACATGTTTACGTATTCAGGCTTGCCTGCACGCTCTGTTGCCCTCTCCAGCCTATGCAGGAATGCGGAGCGATTAATCTCGCTCATGGCATCACCCTCAGAGAGCCGATTTCGGCTCACCCAGAACAGATACTTAATATCCGTCAGAGTCGGGTATGTCTTGAATCCTATCTTACGGAACAAGTCGGCCACCAACCAACGTAGCCGCTGCCACAAAGAAGGCTCCTTAAACGGATTCTTTTCAGCTTCCCTTGCAAGATACTCATCGATGGCCTCGTTCAGCTTCCAACCGTTCTGCTGCATCCGCTTGGTCACCCACTTGCCCATTTCTCCGTCACGGTGCTCCAGCCATAGCCGCTTCAAGAGTTGGTCGTAGTTCTCTGCACCTACCAACTCACGCAGTCCGTGATGGGCCACCGTCTCATGCCAAATGGTCTTTTCTGCCTGATAGATGGAATCGATGTGGGGCAAATACAGGAAAATACGCCCATTCTCATACCATCCACGTACCTTCTTGCCCTGCCTCTCTCGCTCACGGATATGCTTCTTGTCACGCTCCGGCAATTCGTCAAAGCTGTGATAGACGGTAGTCTTAGCCTTCGTACCAAGCTTGTCAAGCAACTGCTCAACATGCTTGGCAATACGATTCTTATATTCTGTTTGCTTAGAGTGTTTCTTGGAGGTTTCTTCTATATCCTCGTCATACCTACGGCCTGTGCCATTGGCCTCTTCATTACCATTACTCTTCTTTGTACTCTCCACCGTCACGCCCAGCTCATCCAAACGCTTCAATACGGCATCAAGGTTCTTCTTATAGAAGTCGGCGGTCAGCTTGCTACTGCCCTCAAACTGTCCGTCCATGAGGGAAAGCAGGGTTTCGTCATTGAAGTACTTCTCGCCCTGTTTCTTCGACTTTGGCACTTGCAGCTGGTAGGTAGTCTGGTTTGTATACCAATCATACCCTGCCACACGGACGGTCACGTTGCCATCGGCTGACACTATCTTGTCGCCCCTTGATTGCAACTCGTCCTTCTGCGAAGAAATTGGGTTCTTGCTCGTCAGGCTCTTGGGATTGAACTGGTCATTCATCAGCACGCCCTGGCGAATCTCGCCCGTGTCGGTGGTGTAGGATATGAGCTTGCCGCCTGCATGCTGCTCACGTAGGGAA